CAAAATTCCAAATGGTGGTCTGACTTCTTCCTGCACTCTTGCTCCAGTAATGCTTTCCATTCTGCAAAAAGCCATAAAGCACCGGCTCGTGCTGCCACTGATAGTCCGACCTTCCAAGCACCAGGGAGTTCTTCACCCAGATGCAACAGCCGGACAGATGGAATCCGGCATCAACAAATGCCTTTCTGAAATTCAGTCCCTCCGTATCAGCATGGAAAACATAAGCCGAGCCACCTTTTTCCAGATGCCCGGCCATATTTTTGAAGGCTGCCAAAAGAAATTCGTAGAACTTCTCGCCTTCCATTTTGTCATTTTTAATTGAAAGTCCATCGGACGATTCAAATGCCACATTGTAGGGAGGGTCCGTCACTATGAGGTTTGCCTTCTTACCATCCATAAGAGTGGCAACATCCTCTGCGGATGTTGCATCACCACACATAAGCCTGTGCCTTCCTACCTGCCAGACATCACCTCTTTCCACAAAGGCTGCCTGCTCCAATGCCTCTGACAAATCAAAATCATCATCCTCTGCCCCGGTGTTTTTGCTGTCTGCAAACAGATCTGCTATCTCCTGATCATCAAATCCCGTAAGAGATACATCAAAATCTGCTCCTTCCAAGGATTCAATCTCAAGTCTTAACAGTTCCTCGTCCCATCCTGCATCCTGGGCATATCGGTTATCAGCAAGGATATATGCTTTCTTCTGTGCCTCGGACAGATAGTCCACAAGTACACAAGGCACTTCTTCAATGCCCTCTTCCTTTGCTGCCATAAGTCTTCCGTGTCCGGCTATGACATTATAATCTGCATCGATAATAACAGGATTGATGAATCCAAACTCCCGGAGTGAACCCCGGAGCTTGTTGACCTGATCCTGCGAGTGGGTTCTCGCATTATTCACATATGGTATCAATTTTGAGGTTGACACCATTTTCATGTCGGTTGTGTGTTTTTCCATCAGCTCTCCATTCTGCATTTCTATTTAAATGCTATTTATCCTCTACTTCGTAACAGCATCTCCATCGGGTCCTCATCATCGGGATTGAAGTCTGTCGAGCAGTTCTCCCGCACCACTTGGAATATCTGATACCATATTGTGTTTACCTGTTTCTGGTAGTTTTGAGCCATTGCCACAAAGGGGCTTGCACAGGCAGCTCCCGTTGTCGGATGCTTAGAAAGGAAACCGTACTCTGATATAGCCTCCTCACACTGCATCAGTCGGGATACGCTCATTGCGTACTGCTCCACCATATGTTTGCTGACCAGTTTGTCGCATCCCTTCTCCTTCAGCCACATATAAATGTATCTGTAGATATGCTCTGCATCGAACTCGCCCACAGCTTTCTGTCTGGATTTTATGTACGCACTCGGTTCAGGAATATCCGCTCCCTCAAGTTCTGCACCTTCCGGCAGGTCAATGACCTTCAGCTTTCTGCCACCAGGATTGCCCGTTGCAATTTTCTCCGATAATGCCTTTGGTTTTCTTTCGGCATTAACCTTTATATTTGAGCCACGGGCAGTTCCGTCTTTTGCCATATAACCATCTCCTATAAAATTTTAACGATAGGGTGTTTAATACCCCGTTCAAAAACGCAAAAAACACGCACGAAGGGGCGGCACCGTTGCCCTGTGGCTTCGCTCACAGAGATTCTGACCGTCCCTACCCATCTTGCCGAAGAATTTATCCATCAGCGAATAAAAAATGGATTCTCGGCGAAATAACGATTGGGTGTTCACTCTCTACTCATACGAATCACTCTTTCTTCCATGCCACCTGTCACCTCTCTCTGCGTGTATCCTTGCGTGACAGGACTTGCACAGGGAGATGAGGTTGTCCCTGTTGTGTGTTCCTCCCTCTGACAATGGGAGTTTGTGGTGAACCTCTTCCACGGGGACAAGCACTCCCTTCTCGTAGCAAAGCTCACAAAAGGGATGTGTCTTTACATAGCTGTCACGGATGCGTTTCCACGCCCTTCCATACCGTTTCCTTGTAGCTGGGTCACGGTTGTACTTCTCGTAACGCCTGTTCTCCTCCCTTTGGTGTTCCTCACAGAACCTTTCCTCTGTCAACCGTGGACATCCGGGATGGTGGCACGGGTGTTTAGCCTTTCTTGGCATTCTCCCTACACCTTCCTCCACAAGGCTTATTGCCTTCTTTGATAACTTTGTTAATTGCTGCACCTGCGGTCTTATCCATATAACCTTCTGCGTTTTTCAAAGAAACTCCATTTTGATATTTCCTTCTATTTTCACGCTGTCTATCTCTGTTCTTAGACATCTGTCCAACCTCCAATCTTAGCATAATAAAAGCCCTCACTGTGGCACCGCCACGATGAAGGCTCTGTATCATTTTTGCTTTTCGCTATGATAACAATATCACATTATAAAAACGGCATTTGTGGACAATAGATACCAATTTAAGTTTTTTTCAAATTTTTATCTATGATAGTTGGGTTTTCAGGAATCACAATTTTTGCTATAGCCTTATTGTGCCATCTCTTAATTGTTCTCGCATCCCAACCAAGGGTATCTGCAATCTGCGTCCATCTCATATTGCAAAAATAACGATAATGCATTACAAGTCGCTCATCCTTATTTTCAATTGCATCAATTACCGTTTTAAGTTCCTTCTTGAAGGCCAATAATTCATCAAGCATTACACCTTCTTTTTCTTCCATCTCCATTATCTTAAATAGCACCTTTTCAAAAGGGGCATCGGTATTTCTGGTGGCATTATAATTCTCGCCGGTAGAAATAGCCGATACTGAAACCATCAATTCTCTTAACTGCTCTAATTCAAGCTGCGAAAGGTGGATTCTCTGTTCTAGTCTATAAGCCTGACTCAAATATTCCTTAACCGTCATTATGTTTCCTCCTCTAATTTTTGTATAAGCATTTCAGGGTCAATATTTGTAAGCACTCCGAAAAACGGAGATTTAAAAAATCTTATGCACTCATTTTTCACATCCTGTGCCACACTATTTTTTCTACCCTTTGCTAATTTCTTATTTGCATCTCTAAAATCCTTAACAGCCTGCAGTACGATTGCATTCGCAAGCGACTCATAAGGATCCATCGATAAATTGCTCATGTATCGTACCTCCTGTTTATAATTCTGCTTTTACAGCATCAATCAAGGATTTCTGTGTACTGTCTTTTCCCTCAAGTGCCTTCATCACTCTTTCATCAATACTGTCCTTGCATATAATGTGTTCCACAACAACGGTATGTGCCGTTTGTCCCTGTCTCCATAATCTTGCATTTGTCTGCTGATATAATTCCAAAGACCAGGTAAGTCCGAACCACACCAAAGTTGAACCTCCCTCCTGAAGATTAAGTCCGTGACCTGCTGATGCCGGATGAATCAGTCCAACGGCAATCTCTCCCTTATTCCACCTATCAATACTTTCATTGGTAGAAATCTTTTCATGAACCACCTTTAATTTTTCAAGACGGGTCAAAATTCTATCCAAATCGTGTTTATACCAATAAGCAACTAGGATAGGTTTACCATTTGCCGATTCAATAATATCCTCCAAAGCATCCAGTTTTCTGTCATGGATATTTACAATTCCTTCATCATCGGAATAAACTGCTCCATTAGCCATCTGTGATAATTTATTGGAAAGTGCTGCAGCATTTGCCGCTGTCACTTCTCCTTCCGGGAGTTGAATTATTAAATCATTCTTCATCTCGTCATACTTTGCCCTTTCCTTTTCATCAAGTATCACGGGATACTCGGTTGTGATAAGTTCTGGCATATCCAAATGGTCGATGGCTTTCATGGAAATCGTAATATCAGAAATTCTTTTATAAATTTCTTCCTCTGCAAATGGAAGTGGCTTATAGGAATACACGATATTTCCATTCATTCTGTCCGGCTTGAAGAATGCATTCCTGTACTGACCTATGAAACGGAATAATCTCTCACCCATATCAAGGCAACGAAACTCATAATGTAAATCCATAAGTCCGTTACTGCTTGGAGTTCCCGTAAGTCCAACCACCCGCTTAAGCCTAGGTCGAAGTTTTATAAAAGCCTTGGTTCTTCCTGATGCAGCCTTAAAAGATGAAAGTTCATCCAAAACAGCCATATCAAAATTCAATAACCTCTTGTCCTGATTAAGTAACCACGCCAGGTTCTCTCTGTTAATAATCACGATATCAACATCTGCCTTTAAGGCTGCGAGTCTTTCTGCAGGTGTTCCTATTGCTACCGAATATGTAAGATGTGAAAGATGCTCCCACTTCTTTATTTCATTCGGCCAGGTATTTCTCGCAACACGAAGTGGTGCTACAACAAGTACCTTTTTTATTTCAAAACTGTCATATATTAACTGCTCGATTGCTGTAAGTGTTATCACGGTCTTGCCAAGGCCCATATCCAAAATGGCTGCTACAATCGGATGGGTCAGAATGTAGTCGATGGCATACTGTTGATAATTATGTGGTTTGAATTTCATCAAGTATCCCTCCAATCTGCTCCGGCTTATCCAGAATAAAAACCTTAAAGCCAAGTGCTGCAAATAATCTGTGTCTTGCACTCTGAAGTGGTCTTGGCTTTTTGCCCGGTGCCTTCACTTCAATCATTCCGAATTTATGGTGTGGCAGAAATACAAGTCTGTCTGGAACACCATCAAATCCCGGTGCTACCCACTTCGGACAGATGCCTCCTCTTTTCTTGACCTCTGCCACAAGTCTTTGTTCTACATATTTTTCTCTCAAGGATTCATCACCTCCGAGATTGGATCCGCCAAATCAAATGCTGCATACATAGCAGAGAAGAAACTTCTGATTGGCTTTCCCTTATATATGGTTGCAACATCAGACCCAACAGAAACTTTGTAGGTGCTGCCGATTGCTGTGATATACAAATCCTTCTTTTTATAAGTTCGCTTGTAGGTGTTACCCCACATATGCTGCCATTCCTTTTTCACGAAGTTCTTTCTTCTCTTGGAACGGTTCTTCATAAGTCTGTCTCTCTCCTTTGCCTTTAAGATGTCTCCTTCCATAATTCCGGCACAGATGCATCCCACTTTAACAACATCGAAATAATCCTCATGAACCATATGGTGTTCATACCTTACTTGACTACACCCGCAGACATCACAGGTGGAAAAGCTGACTGCATCATCATCTTCAAAGATATCAACAACCCTAATACACTCCCAATTTTCAAGAGGGGCATTCCACTTTTGAAGAATCTTTATGCATTTTCTTAAATAGCCATCATCATAATCCTGATAACCATTTATCCTGCTTAAATCTATATCCATTAATCAAAACCTCCTGTTATAACGGGAAGAGTTTTGTCCCTTTAGTCACGCTCGTCCTTATATACATAGATTTAAGGAAAAATATAATAAATAAATAAAAATACTTATTTTTCCTATATAGGGCATTCGGACAAAAAGGCATTAACTCAAAAACCCTTATTTTATGCTGTTTATCGCACTAAAACTCGTGCGATTTCCACTCGGACAAAATTGTGACAAAAGGGACTAAACCCTATACACCCACGGATTCACCTCGTATTTTGGAAGAGGTGGTCTGCCTGTCCTCAATTGTTCCTGTGGTTTCACGGCAATATATCCGTAGTCCTCAAGGAAATCTAATATTGGTTGAATCTCCGCCACGGTCTTGAATGTGCGACACATTCTCATTGCCTCCCTACGGTCAAACTCCAAGAGTTCCTTTTCCGTAATTGCATTTAAGATTTTTCTTGCCTGCTGACACATTGCATTGACTGGCAATGTTGAGAATGCTGCCTGTGCGTGATTCAGATAATACTTACCGAGTCTTATTGCATTTGCCATTGTTGTTCCGTCTACTACAAGTGGATCTGGCTTATCCAAAAAATCATGACAACGAAGTACACTCGCCCTGCAAAGAAGAGCTGCAATACGGAGTGTGTTTCCGACAAGTTTTCCTGCCCAGTCAGAAATATCTGCAAGCTCCCTTACAAGCATTGGTTCGAGGGCATCTGCAAATTCTCCAAGAAGCCTGTCTGCCTCTTCAGACAAAGTAATAATCTCCGGCTCGTCCGTGTACTCATCTTCGAGCATATTGAAAATGATTCTTTCATAGTTTTCCGCCACATCCGAATCCACGGTTTTACTTCTATAATTTCTGTTGCCGACAGATGACTTTGGCATACAGTAAAGAAATCTCGCTGTAAGACCTCTGCCTCTGAAGGTTGTGTTGCTTAATACATCTGATACAACTGAAGGCTGTGCCATAAGAAGAATCGTGAGTGCCGGGTTATTAATGCATTCACTTTCACGGCCGATACGGTCAACACGAATACTATCTCCCGAGTAGGCTTTCAGCATGACATCGATGTTTACATTTTTTGTATAAATGCCTGCAAGGGTATCAAAGATTCCACCCTCTGATGAAATAAGGGATGCGTGACCTTTGTTATCTGATAAAACCGATACAAGCTTTTCTGTAGTGATATCATCCACATATAACTGAAGTGGTTTTATTTCCTGAAAGTCTGCGACTTGCTGTGCCATCTGCTCTAACTCTTCCGGCTCGGCTTTTCCTTTTGCAATTGCATCCTCCAAGGCTTTCTGCTTTTTCTCAAGGATTCTCTTCTGCATTTTGTTAGCTTCAACTGATGCAGAATGCTGTCTGTTATAATTGGTTTCATATTTATTGATAGGTCTGGTCATTGCATTAAGCACGGCAGATTTTCTCTCCGAAGGTGGCAGGATAATTTCTGCGTAAGTGTTCACAGGCTCAACCCAGTCACTCTTTCCTTCCACTTCGAACTTGCCCTGTGTGCAGGTCGATGTTACGGAAAGTGCTGCCGTACCTGCCATATCAATTGGTGTCTGTGTGCTTTCTGCTACCTGCGACACATAATCTGCTATATCCTTTGGCAGAGCATCAATTGGAAACTCATCAATTTCAAAATCTCCAAATGGAATCGGTGGCTGCCAATTTGCAGGTGTCGGATTGTTGTATTCAGTCGGTGGAACATAATCCGGCTCGGCTGCAATCTTCTTATAATACTTGCTGGCACTTCTCCAAATTGATGCAAGCTCCTCATCATCAAGTGGTGGATTACATTTTTCTGCCTGGACATAGAACCTCTTTCTGGTTTCATCTCCGTTGCCGAATCTTTTCATGGCACGAACCGCCCAATTGAACATCGTGGCATTTCTGTTTCCTTCCACAATCTCCTCACCAAGATTTGCAAAGGCATCTTCTTCGCCAAAGAACTGTGATAAGTTCATCTCACCTTCAATAAAGAAAACTTCCGAGTGGTCATTGCCGTAGAAAAATCTCGCAGCATCTAATGCCTTGGTATCAAAATAAGGAAAATAACTCTGAATCCTTTCAAGCAGAATCTTGTACTCTTTTGCCTTCTGGCACTCATTGATAAAGAAGATTACATGGAACTTCGGTCTTGCAGATTTGTTTCCTTTTATCTTTAAGTGGTTACGGCTTGTATAAATAACAAAAGCCACACCAGGGAATGCCTGCTTCACATCTTCCTTATGGATCCAATCCTTGGGGTTATCACTATGTGAGTTGTCACAATCTACAACAAGGGTTGTGGTCTTGACGAAATTTGCCTCGCATCTATAGTTGTTTGTAAACTGAATAAATACATGGTCATTTGCCACGGCTCGTTTTAATTCATCTTCACTTGTTACAACTCTCGCATCTGTATAAAGACAGTTCTTCTCATTCCCACAGCAAGATGCTACCCACATAGGCATTTCAAAATCACTCATTATGTTTCCTCCTTCAAATCATCCGTGAAATAACGAATCTTCATATTGTTCTGTTTTGCTTTTTCAATCTCTGCTGCCATTCCATTTGAGATTTGCTTACCAAACACCCATATCTCTTCACATCTGCCAAGAAGTACCATGTCCATGAACATTGCCAGTTCTCTCTCCGTCTGTTCAGACATAAACTGTGGCAAAAGCAAATGTGGAGCAAGTGGTATCGCGCCCTGATCAACTGCAAATCTTGAATATTCTCTTGCCTTCTTGATGTTTCCTTCGGTATCCCCGGAAAACGGAGAACATATATAAACAAGCGGTCTGTATTCACTTATTCCCATAAGCCGTATCTCCTTTCATTCAGTAGTAAGAGATTTTCTCTTCCGACAGCTATGTATTGGAAAAGGACAAAAGTGCTAATTTCAGACCGAAAAGATAAATTTCTTTATTTTTCAATCGCTCTTTTCCTTATAAAATGTGTTTCCCACATCCAATGTGGGACAGAACCCGGACAAAACAAAAACGACATCGCAGGTTGTTTGCACCTTGCAATGTCGTTTTCAACATTTAAATTATTTAATTGTTATATTTCCATATCCTATGTTGCGGTCAACATCCCGTGTGGATTTCCACATACCTGTGTTGCCCGTAACATACAATGTTATTTTACACATTATATTGTTTTCCCAACACATGATAGTGTTTAGCCTTCATACCATTTTAAGTACTCCTCGCCCAGCTCCGTTAATTTCAGATAATATACAAACTGAAATTCAAAGGAAGGCTCCCTATCATAAAGACCAGGATGTTCATCAAAGGCTTTTCGGTCAGATAAATACTGCTCCTTCCTTAATAAATATCCATTTTCCTCGAATTCTCGTTTTTCTAAACAGATACACATAGCTGAAACATCTGTCAGCAAAAGCTCATACTCCTCAGTCCTTGATGACCAGTAATCTCTTCCTTTGACAATATTTTTTATGATGGCTGGCATTGTGTCTTCCCTTAAATATGATGTTTTATTGGTACCAATACACACAGGTTCTCTTACAGCATTACAATAAGAATACAGTTCTGAAATATCTATTGGCTCTCCCTCCAAATTTGGTAAATCGTCTATTGTTCTTGTGATATCCACCTTGCTTAATGCGCAGTATGTAAACCCAGCTCCCGGATATTTAAGCCCATAATTATAAGCAACTCTTGATAAGTTTGCTTTTTTTGTCGGTGGTGCAATGTAATCTCCGATTTTTGCCTCGATTCCACGAAGAATTCTCATTGTTTTGAAATATCCACCATAATCCTTAAAAACAGAATATTCCATTGGCCACCTTCTTGGTCCGTGACCATAATCATGATTTGAATCGTTGATTCCATTCATATAATAAGAATACCCAAACAACTCCATCTCCTCTGATGATAAAATTGCCCTTCTTGCTGCTGACGCAATGTCTGGCCTTTCCTTGAATAAGAAATAAGGGAAATTATCAACTCCTACATTTTTCTCTTCTGTACAATTATCACCAAAAATAGATAGAACCACCCTATTTCTCATCATCTGGTCTACTCCGTATAGGTCAAGAAGTCCGTGCAAAGACTCCTTTGCTATTTTCCCTGTTCGCTCCCAATTCTGAATTGTATTAACGGCAACTCCCAATTCATCAGCTACAGCTTCCTGTGTCATACCTGCCTCTTCACGAAGTTTCTTCAATATATTATCCATCGTGTCATACCTCCAATATTTGATATCTGTATTCTAACAAGAGATGTTATTTTTAACCACAGAATCTTAACTCCAATAAGACTCAAATCTATTTTAACAATTCCCACATTATTAGCATCGACCCACAATCCCATTGTGGCTGCCCACAAAAACAACATAAGAATGTTTTTGCAACATCCTATGTGAAATTAGCACTTTTCCCTTTTTCCAATACATATCCCCTGACAGCGGATGATGAAAAAATAAATTTCAAAAATTATCTCGAAATTAGCACTTTCATCAAATTCCAATACATAGCTGTCAGAAAGGGCAAGACCCAATCGGAAAGTGAGGTAACCATGAACAACATGAGTGAGATGGATGAAGTCATCAAAGACGAACTCCCGGATGAAGAACTCATCGACACGCTGATAGCCATAAGCGTTGTTTCAAAAAGACTGGCTCACAAGCTACGAATCATTAAGGAAAAAGGAGGAAATGAAAACAATGGAGAAAAATGATTTTTATGAACTTCTCGATGGCATCATCGAATGTTCAGAGAAGGTAGCAAAGCTTGGCAGACTCTTAAGAAATTTCGTGCCACAGTTCATGGAATTGATTCCAGAAAGACCAATCGAGGGTAAGGCTGTAGAGGTTAAGCAGACCAAGGCACTCGAAGACAAAAAAGCGACAAAGAAGGCAGAACCTAACGCAGAGCCAAAGAACGAAACTCCTACTTACACTTTTGAGGAGATTCGTAAGGCATTTGCAGCCAAGAGCCACGCAGGTTTCACGGTTGAGGTTAAGGCTCTCATCGGCAAGTATGGTGCAAACAGACTTTCAGATATTAAGGAAGCCGACTATGCAGCCATCATGAGGGAGCTGGAGGTGATTGGATGAGCGCACACGCATTCCTCTCACCATCAGCAGCGCACAGATGGTTAATGTGTCCACCAAGTGCAAAGTTAAATGCTGCTATGCCTGATCAGTCCAGTCCTTATGCAAAACATGGAACAGATGCACACGAATTATGTGCCTACCTTGTGGAAAAGGCTCTTGGCCGTGATGTTAAGAATCCGACAGGAACCCTTGAATATTACGATGAAGAGATGCAGACCTGTGCAGAAGGCTACGCAGAATTTGTAATGCAGGAACTTGAGATTGCAAGGCAGACCTGCCCGGATACAGAAGTTCTTATCGAACAGAAAGTAGACTTCTCCAAATGGGTAGAAGGTGGCAAGGGTACAGCCGACTGCATTCTTTTATCAGATGGAACAGCAGAAATAATTGATTACAAGAATGGTCTTGGAGTCATGGTCAGTTCTGAATCTGAAGAGTTCGGTGGCAACCCACAGCTTATGTGCTACTCTCTCGGAGTCATTGATATGTTTGATGGCATTTACAATATCGATACCATTCGCATGGCTATCTACCAGCCAAGAAGAGATAATCTTTCCGTTTATGAAATGAGCAAGGCAGACCTTCTTAAGTGGGCAGATGAAGTTTTAGCCCCTACTGCTGCAATTGCCATGAAAGGCGAGGGAGAATTTAAGGCTGGCTCACATTGTCAGTTCTGTAAGTGCAAAGCCACCTGCAGAAAGAGAGCCGAGTTCAATCTTGAAATGGCACAGTATGATTTTGCAATGCCGGATACTTTGGAAGACCACGAAGTTGAAGCAATTCTTATGAAAGTAGACCAGCTTACATCCTGGGCAGATGATGTCAAGGAATATGCACTTAATCAGGCTCTGCAGGGTAAGGAATATGAGAACTTCAAGGTAGTTGAAGGCAGGAGCATTCGTAAATATACGAACGAAGCTGCCGTTGCATTTACAGTTAAAGATGCAGGCTTTGACCCTTATGAGAAGAAACTTCTCGGCATAACAGCTATGACTTCTCTTCTCGGTAAGAAGAAGTTTGAAGAGCTGCTTGGTGGCATGATTACAAAACCACCCGGTAAACCAACATTAGTTCCAAAGTCGGACAAGCGCCCGGCAATAAAGAGCTCAGCACAGGAAGATTTTAAATAGAAAAGGAGAATTTATATCATGGCAAAATTTATGAACCCTACAAAGGTCATCACAGGACCTAACACAACATTCAGTTACTTAAACTGCTGGGAGCCTCGCTCCATCAACGGAAGTACACCTAAGTATTCCGTATCACTTATCATCCCTAAGTCAGACAAGGGAACAATCGACAAGATTAATGCAGCCATTCAGGCAGCCTACGAGGAGGGTCAGTCTACTCTTAAGGGAAGTGGCAAGTCAGTACCTGTACTTTCTATGATTAAAACTCCACTTCGTGACGGAGATACGGAAAGACCCGATGATGAAGCATACGCTAACAGCTATTTCATTAATGCTAATTCAAGTACAGCGCCTGGTATCGTTGACGCAGACAGAAATCCTATCCTTGATAAGGGCGAGATGTATTCCGGCTGCAAGGGCAGAGCATCTATCAACATCTATGCTTACAATGTAAACGGCAACCGTGGTATTGCCTGTGGTCTTAACAACCTTCAGAAACTTTCTGATGGGACACCACTTGGAGGCAAGTGCAGAGCCGAGGATGACTTCGATGATGATGACGATGATTTCTTAAGCTAATCCTTTCCGGGTATTATCCCCAAACACTTATACACGGGGTGGTGGTGTTTCTGCCGCCACCCCACATTTTATATTATGGAGGAGAAATTAAATGAGTAGAATTTATAGTTCAGAGCAGGTGTCCCGTGGTCATGTAGATAAGATTTGTGACCAGATTGCAGATGCCATTGTAACAGATTGTTTGGCACATGATAAAAACAGCCGTGTTGCCGTAGAAGTTTTGTTAAAGAATGAAACCGTAATTATCGCAGGAGAAATCACAAGTGAGCATGAACCTAACTATGCAGAACTTGTAATGCAGGTTATGACCGACATCGGTATTGAAAAGCTTAACTACTCTTCTATTGATGTTAAGGGGCTTATTACAAAACAGTCCCCGGACATTGCAATGGGAGTTGATAAAGGTGGTGCCGGAGATCAGGGCATTATGTATGGTTATGCTACCAATGAAACACCAGAACTTCTTCCTACACCTTTTGCTGTTGCAACCAAATTCATAAAGAGATTGGAAGACCTGGACTGCCCTATGCTCCTTCCCGATGCAAAGGCACAGGTATCATTTGACTATGATACAGAAAAGATTACAACATTCTTATGTTCCGTACAGCACACCGAAGATGCAGAACTAGATGATATCAGAAAAATCATCGAAAGCCTTATGACCCTTGTTGCATCTGAATATGGCTTAAATACAGACTTTGTGAAACTCATCAATCCTACAGGCAGATTTGTAGTTGGTGGTTCAAAGGCAGACTGTGGTATTACTGGAAGAAAACTCGCCTGCGATACCTATGGTGGAATTGCAAGAATTGGTGGTGGTGCCTTGTCTGGAAAAGACCCGTCAAAGGTAGACCGTTCTGCAGCATACATAGCTCGTAGAATTGCTGTTGATTTGGTTCGTGCCGGATACTGCGATGAAGTCGAAATACAGATTGCTTATGCTATTGGTAAGGCAGAGCCTATCTCCGTTGTTGCAGAAACCTTTGGTACATCAAAGGTATGTCCTGAATGCATCGACAGATATATCAAAGCCAATTATGACTTGACCCCTCAGGGAATTATCAAACATCTTCATCTTTTGGATGTTGATTACAACCTTGTATCTTCCGGCGGTCACTTTGGTAAGGATTATCTTCCTTGGGAACTAGAAGATGAAGAGCTCATTGAAGAAATATATGGTGCAAATCAATCTGAAGATAATTCATATGCGTCATGGTTACACAAGAGATTTTCAGACAAACAGTAGGAGGCAAAATGGAGATACAAGAATTAGCTATAGATATTGAAACATTTTCAGATATTGACCTAAAAAAATGTGGTGTCTATCGTTATGCCGAATCTCCTAACTTTGAAATACTTCTCTTCGCTTATTCCATCAACAATGGTCCTGTGCAGGTTATTGACCTTGTACAGGGCGAGGAGATTCCTTCGGAGATACTTATGGCATTAACTGATGACAATATAACCAAGTGGGCATACAACGCTTCCTTTGAGCGAATATGTCTGTCTTTCTTTTTAAGAAGACACTACCCTGCTTATTTCAAAAGTTATAGCATTGATGAAGATACTGTAGGTTTGTACTTGGATCCATCTGCTTGGAAATGTTCAAGAATATGGGGAGCATATATGGGGCTTCCACTCTCCCTCGAAAGCATCGGTGCTGTACTTAAATTACAAGACCAGAAGATGAAGGAAGGCAAAGACCTTATTAAATATTTCTGTGTACCCTGTAAAGCAACCAAAACAAATGG